CCAGTATTTCCTCCAGCTAATTGACCTACAAGACCTTTAGTAAGATCTTTTAATCCTTCTTTTATATTACCTGAAAATAATTCTGATAATCCAACATCTGTTTGATCTTTAGCTATATTTAAATTTTCTTGTGCTTTTTGTTTAGAAGCATCTATCTTATCTTTTTTAGATTGAACTTGCTTTTTATTATCATCTTGTTTAATCTTTTTAATTTCTTCTTTTTGCTTTTTTATTTCAGCTTTTAAATTTTTCTTTTCTTCTTCACTATTAGTTGCTTCAGCTTGAGCTTGTAATGCTTTAATTTCTTTAATTTTTTCAGCTACTTCTTGCATTTGTAAAGCATGTTGTGATTCTTTTAAATTAGCTTCTTCCTGCAATTTTTGTTGTGCTTTAATAGCTGCTAAACGTTCTTTTTGCAATTCAAATAAAGCTTTATTATTTTCTTTATTCTCTGTATTTATCTTATTAATTTCTAAAGATGCTTTCTTTAAGTTTTCAAGATATTCAGTTCATGCTTCTGTAAAATCTTTTCCGGAAAATAAATTTTCATCTTGATCTCTCAAATTATCAGCCATAAGGTTACCTCCAATCTTTAAAAATATTTTTTTACTAATATATTGAATTTAGCAGTAATTAAGAATTTAACCTTTTATTTTTCTTAGCTTTAGCTTCTTTTTTAATTTTATCCATTTGCTCTTTACTTCTTTCATTTTCTTCTATAATTAAATTTAATAAGATATGTTTTTCACTTGGAGTTATATTAAGAAGATCTGTATAAGAAGTATGTAGATTTTTAGCTATTACATATAATTCTTTTACTATTTGTTTATATCTATGAGGGCCATAATCTTTACCGTCTTTAGTCTTCTTTGGGTCTAAAAAACTCTGGCCCGAATCGAAAAAAGGTTAATATATTTCCACCACATTTATCACAAGTTAAGTTAAGTTTAGTATCTAAACCAAAAAATGCACTTGCCGCATCTATTTTATTTATAATATAATTATAATCTCTAGCAGATAATGCATTTACATAATTTTCCATCTCTGCATATCCTAATTTTCTACCATCAACTGTATCAATCATTTCTTGTAATTTAATTAAAGGTGTAGGATCTAAATTAAAATTTGGATTTTCTTTTTTAAATTCTTTTATTTTAAAATCTATATTATCTGCTATTCTAGGAGTTTTTATTTTAAGTTTTATATTACGTTTAGAAGCAGGTAACTCAAAAGATAATAATTCATTAAATTTATCTTCATCATAATCTTTAATTTTTAAAGAATCTAAATCAATTTTAGAATTATATACAGCATCACAATGAGGACATCCTACAACCATTTTATATTCAGGTCCGTAAGTAACAACTCTTAGTTTATGTAATAAATACTCGTAATCTGCCATACACATATCATAGCAAGATATAGGTAATTTAGTTAATAAACAATCATCTATAATTTCACACAAATTTTTATAAATATATTGGGAATTAGATGTTCTTTTCATTTCATCTCTTACTGTCATACTTCTTAATTTAATTCTAGGATCAAAACTATTTTTATATATTCTTGCTTTTGATGGAAGAGTGTAGTCTTCACAAATAGTATATTCTATATTACTCATCGTATCCTCTCTCCTTTTGTAAATAATAACGTCTAATATAATCTTTTATAATCATAGCAATAATATCTGGAATAGAACAAGAATAAGTATATCTTAATTTTTCTAATTCCATTTTAGTAGTTTCATCTAAATTAACGAATATTCTACTATTATCTTCAGATAAGTGTTCATTCAAAATATTTCTTATAAATGCTGACATTGATATATCACTATCAAAAGATTCTTTTTTTAGCCTTTGACGTAATGTCTCAGGAATTTCTAATGCAATTATTCTTTTATTCATATTATTTAATCATTCCTTTCATACATTAAATTTAGCTTTTTATAATTTTATAATTTTTTAATTCAAAAAGAAAAGAGGATATTAATCCTCTTTTGCAAATATTTCATCAGGCATGTGCATAACTGCTCTATCGTATTGAAGTGTTACTGAAATTTGTCTTGCACCTGATGCCTCTACATCAAATGGACTTTCACTAATACTTGAAATCCAACAACCAATTAATTTCCAATATCTAATTTGTTTATGATCTGGAGTATATTCAATTAATGTACAATCATGTTTATATCCTTTATGTACTACTCCATTTTCATCTGTTCAAGTTCCTGCACGTCCTTGAGTATCTGTTATAACATCATAAGCTAATGCTTGTCATGCCATTAAAACGTTTTTAGTTTCTAATCCTACAAAATCTTGGAAATCTAATGTTCCTGATTGCCATGTTGGTACATCTGCAAATTTAACAACTGAATTTCCACGTTTAACTTCAATTTGTCCTAAATCAAAATGAGGAACAAATGATTTGTTAACACTTAGTTTAATAATATCTTGAGCTGTTCTTCCTGTATTTTTACCTGTTACATACTCATTATCTTCATTTTCACCTGTATAAGCAAATTGTGGATATACTAAATCTCCTAAATCTTCAATTAATAATGTGAAGAAATTACTTCTTGCTGACTCATAATCCTGAATATTTTGACTAATATGATAAGTTCCTAATCTCTCTGACATTTTTACTTACCTCCTTTACTATTCAATAACCTCAATTGAATCTGTGAATTCAATTGTGAAATCGAAATCTTCTACTGCTTCAATTGGTGCAATTGTAACTCTTGCTGATAAAACTGCTTTTTTACTTGTAGGAATTTTAGTTATTTTATATCCTCTAATTCCTTGATTTGCTTTCATTGTTTCTAATAAAGGTTCAACATCATTTTTAAAATTAAACCATAATGTATCTGAATTAGGTTCAAATGTTCTAGTTCTAGATGCTCTATATAATGTTTTCTTTAAACTACAAGCTAATAATCTAATATTTAAGAAATCAGAAGCAATTAATTGAACATCTCCTCCTGATTTAGGAGCACTTAATGGATGCATTGTTCTATTTCCCCAAATAACATTTCCATAAGGTTTGACATTTGCTATAACATTTGTAGCAATATGATTTTCTCCTGAAGTTTTTCCATTAATTGTTTGAGTAGTTCTTGGTTGGAAAATATTAATAGCAGCATCTCCATATTCTTCACTTAATTGAATAGGTGCTAAAGGTGATATTCCTCTAACTGAACCTGCTATTGCAAATCATTCAGGAGTTCCTTTTCCAACAGAACTTGAATAAGCTACTAAGTAATTTAAGCTAGCAGGGAATAATTTATTTACTGCTTTTCCATTATAATCTTTTATACTTGAAGATTGAAACATTGGAGCAAATACTGCTGCATAATTTCCTGCTTTTTCTGTTGTTCGCGCAAATGTTACACCTGTTCTAGTTACATCATTTTTAGCTGATGTTAAATTATAATTTACTGTATTATCAACTGCTTCAGCTAATTTTTTATTATTAGCATAAGTTATTGTTGCATCACTTTTAGTTCATACTTTTAATGTATTTCCATCTTCATCTTCTGTGTCAACGAATGAATAATTTCTATAATCTGAACTAGTTGATAATATCGCAACAGAATCTCCTCTTTCAGCGGCACATTCAATTGCTGCATTTGACATATTTATATTATCAATAACACCTGTAGTTATAAATAATAAATCATATAATCCTTTATCCTTATAATCTTCGTATAAGTCTGAACATTGTGTAGCGTTTAACTTTTCTGCTTCCTCTATATCAGTGTAAGCACCAAAATATTGTACAGGTAATCCTTGATTTAAAAGTGTTAATACATATGTTATAGAATCATCTTCTAATAATGTTGTAATATCACTTGAAGCGTCTTCAATTGAATCGATAATTGAATCGACTTTATCTGTAAAATCCTTTTTATTTGTATAGAAACCATCTAAAGTAATCTTAGAATCATCTTTAGTTGCTTCTACTTTAATACCTGGAACTAATACAGTATTTTCAACATAAGAATAACTACCAGAACCCGTATTATCAATTTCTCTAATTGTAATTGTTGGCATACTACATTCTCCTTTTTATTAATAATTAATTTTATCATATAATTTAGCTTAGAAATTTATAATTTATTTTTAATAATACCTTCAACATCTTCTATTCTCTTATTTTGTAAAATTGGAATACTATAAATAAAAGCATCTTCTACTGTAAAGTTTAAAGTTCATCTAGTAAATTGGTCTGAAAATAATTTTTCAGCTATATCACTGTTATCTGATATTGTAGGATTTAATCTTATATAACAAGTGTGATTTATAGAAGAATTATTATAAGGAATTTCAATTTTCATATCAGGACTATTTATTAAATTAAAAATAAAATTTCTTAAATATTCATCTCCCTCTATAAATTTTTGTGTATAAATATCTAATTGATAAGATATTTGAATAGGAATAGCATCTAATTGTTTTGTTTTTTCTTCATTGTACTCTACTTTCTTTCCATCGCAAGATAAACTTCTTTTAGTAGGAATTGAAAGATTTATATTTGTATCTCTAGAAATTGCTATTAAAGGTAATGTTAAAGGCTTATCATTATTTTGATCCGCAGTAATTTGAAATAATCGATTTACTTCATTAGGTTTTAAAATAACCATATTAGGATCAGCAATTCATTTTTTAATTTTATTAACTACTGCTTCATCATAAAATCTTATACTCATTTTAATATTTTCTCCTTTTCATTATATAAATGATTTAAGAACACTAAAGTATTTTCAATAATTTCATAGAATAAATTAGTTCCTTTTAAACTTAAATTTCCTTTATTTATTAGGTTATAGATAGTAATTAAATCTAAATTTTTATAATAATTATTTTTTAAATTTAAAGTTTTTGTTTCTAAGTCTAAATAAAAATTATTTAATATTATATCTATTATATTATATATATTAATATCGAAATTAAAATGATCTGCTATCTTATTTAATCTGTTTCTTATTGTAACATTTTTTTTATCTTTACTTCTTTTAATTATTTGAAAATATTTTTTTGAAAAGAATTTTAAATGTGTTGACATTTTATCATAATTATATTCTGTCATGTATGGAATATCGACTAAAATCATTTTAAAATCTCCTTTCAATATATCTAATTTAGCTGAAATTTAAAGTTTTCAAAATGTATATATTTATATATATAATTATTTTAAAGAAAGGATAATTTTTATTTATGCAAGAACAAAAAAAGAAAAAATTTTCTTATTCTAAATTAGATACTTTTAAACAATGTGCTTGAAAATATAAATTAATATATGAAGATCATAATTTCATAAGTAAAGGTTCAATTGCTACAGAATTTGGTACTTTAATTCATTATATAGAAGAAACGATGGCTAATAAAATAATAAATTATGAGTTATTAAATTATGAAGAATTAAAAAATTTAACTTTAAATATAAAGATTTTATGAAAAAGAAACTGTTTTAGGAGCAAATATTTTAAAAAATAAATATCCTAAAGAATGGTTTGAATTAGATAAAAATGGTAAAAATTATGAAGATAAGTTAAATGATTATTTAAATAAAGGTATTTATAGATTACGTGACTATTTAATTAGTAATCCTGATTTTGAAATTTTAGGAATTGAAGATGAATTTAATATAGAATTAAACGGTTATATTTTTCACGGATTTATAGATAGAGCTTTTAGAAATGTTGTAACAGGAGAAGTATTTATTGAAGATATTAAAACTTGGACAAAAGATTTGGATAAAGATGTATTAACAACTCCTCTTCAATTAGTTATTTATTCTTTAGCTGCTAAAGAATTATATGGAGTAGATGAATCTTTAATTCATTGTTCTTATGAACTTCCTTTATGGGATAAACGATATTCTGCAGGAACAAAAGGATTTATTAATAGAGGACTTAAAAAGATAACATCCTTATTAGAAGAAATTGAAGAAGAAAAATTTGAACCTAATCCTACTCCTTTATGTCATTGGTGTGACTTCTGCAATACAAATCCTAATCAACCTGAAGAAGGAAAAAATTTATGTCCTTATTTTTGTAAATGGACTAGAGAAACTAAAGATTTTAGTGTGGAATATGAATGGTTAGGTATCGAAAATCATGAGAAAATATTAGAAGCATTTAATAATAAAAATGTAAAAGAAAACAAAGCTGAAATTAGAATAGAAAAAATATTACCTAAATTAAATGAAAATATTACTTCAAAAAGAATTTTTATTTTAAGAAAATAAGAGGTATAAAAATGAAATTTATTGAAAAATTAAAAATTTACAAAAATAAAAAATTATGTAGAAAATATCCTTTTTTAATACCTAGAAATGTTTGAACAGGTGAAATCTCAGAGAATTATAATTTTGAAGATACTTATAATGACTGATTAGCTCCTGGTTGAAGAAAAGCTTTCGGAAAGAAATTATGAAAAGAATTATCTATAGTTTTAAAAGAACATAATTATGAAAATGAGTTTTATTTTACTCAAATAAAAGAAAAATGAGGAGAATTAACAATGTATTTTTGTTCTCTTCCTGAAGATATATATGACAATATTTCTAAAATAATTACTAAATACGAAAACCTATCTAGAGAATATTGTTATATATGTGGTAGAAAAACTAAATATTATACTGTAGGATGAATTACATATATTTGTAAAAAATGTGCTAAAAAATTTAAAAATTCATCTGCTATAAAGAAAATTGGAGGAATTGATGATGAAAAAGATTTTTAAGTTATTTTTAGGAATATTATATTGGATTGTACAATTAACTTGAGGATCATTAATGACTATTGTTGGATTATTAGTTACAGGTTTCTGTATTATATTTTTAAAAGGTACTCCTCACAGAAATGGTTTTTCTTATATTGTAGAAATAGGTGGAAACTGGGGTGGACTTGACTTAGGTGCAGTTGCCTTATGTGGAAGATATAATACTAAAGGTCATAAAGCATATAGTCCAAATTGATTCCAAGAAACTAGAAAACATGAATTTGGTCATAGTTTACAAAATTTAATTTTTGGTCCTTTTACATTATTTGTTGTAGGTTTACCAAGTACTTTTAGGTATTGGTATCAAAGAATTATGAAGAAAAAAGGAAAAAGATTTCCTTCTGATTGGTATGACAGTATTTGATTTGAAGGAACTGCGACTACTTGAGGAGAAAAAGTAGTTACATGAATTGAAAATTAAACTTAATTAGATAAAATAGGTTGAGTTATCAACCTATTTTTTATTGTATTATAATATGTATTTTTATAACTATTTAGTGAAAGGAGTTTATGCATGAAATTTCTTATTTATGGAGATGTTCATTTTAGTACTTATTCTTCAATTATTAGAAGCAAAGGAGAGAAGTATTCTAAAAGACTTGAAAATTTAATTAAAAGTATAAATTGAGCTGAGGATTTAGCAATTAAACATAATTGTGATGAAATAATTTCTTTAGGTGATTTTTTCGATAAACCAGACTTAAATAGTGAAGAATTAACTGCTTTAACTGAAATTAAATGGGCTGATATTCCTCATTCAGTTATTGTTGGAAATCATGAATCTCCACATAAAGCTTTAAAATATAATAGTGTAAATGCTTTATATAACTTAGGGTTCAACATAATATCAGAAGTTTCTTTTAGAAATTTAGAAGATTGTTCTCTATATTTTTTACCTTATATCTTAGAAGAAGATAGAAAATGTTTAAGTGAATATATTAAATTAAATATTAATTCTAAGGATAGAAAAATATTTTTTAGTCATAATGATATTAAAGCTCAATTTGGACAATTTTTATCAAAAGAAGGGTTTGAAATAGAAGATATTGAACAGAATAGTTCTTTATTTTTAAATGGCCACCTTCACAATGGTAGTTCATTTTGTCGTAATGGATTTAACCTAGGTAATTTAACAGGCCAAAATTTTGGAGAAGATGCATATAAATATTCACATAATATTTATATACTAGATACTGAAAACTCGAGTTTAGAGTCTTATGAAAATCCTTATGCTTTTAATTTCTATCAAATCGATTTTAAAGCTAATTCAAATTTTTCTGAGTTAACTACATTAAAAGAAAATTCAGTTGTTAGTTTAAAATGTTTTAGAAATGATTTAGATAGATTAAAATCAATTTTAAAAGATTGTAAAAATATTACAGAATCTAGAATTATAGTAAAAAAAGAATTTTCAGATATGGAAGAATTAGATTCCACATTAGAAAAATTTAATAGTATTGATTACTTATCTCAATTTAAAATTTTTGTTCAAAATAAATTAGGAGTTCATCCAGTAATTGAGCAAGAATTAAATAGAATAATAAAATAAATATTTGAAAGGGAGGTTATAAAATCTATGTATAAATACTTTTTATTATATTATATAAAAGATTTTGATGATAAGTTAGTAGGAGGTTTAAATAGTACCTCTATTAATTTATCTTATGAATTAAATAAAAGCAGTATTAGAAGACTTGAAAATTTTTTAAAGAAAAGTTTAAATGTAAAAAGAGTAACTATAGTAAATTATTCTAAAATAAATTAAAGAAAGGAAATTTTAATATGAATATAAGCTTTGAAAAAGTTATAATACATAACTTTCTTTCTTATGGACATACTGAAATAAACTTAAAAGATAAAGGATATTGTTTAGTTTCAGGTATTAATAATAATCCATTAGATAACGCATTATCCAATGGTGCAGGTAAATCAACTTGATCTTCAGCGATTTGTTGGGCTTTAACAGGTCAAACTATTCAAGGAATATCTAGTAATATAAAAAATATAAATATTGATGAAAATTCTTGTTATGTTGAATTATATTTTTATATAGATAAAGATTATTATACAATAAAAAGATTCAAAGAACCTAAATCAGATTTAAAAATTTTTATAAATAATGAAGAAAAATCAGGAAAAGGTATTAGAGAATCTGAAGCAATTTTAAATCAATATTTACCTGATTTAAGTTCTAATTTAATAGCATCTATAATCATTTTAGGACAAGGATTACCTTGTAAATTTACCTCTAATTCACCTTCAGGAAGAAAAGAAGTCTTAGAAAAATTATCAAAATCTGATTTTATGATTCAAGATATTAAAGAGCGTTTAAATAAAGTTATAAATGAGAATAATACTTCTTTAAGAGAAACTGAAGATGCATTATTAACTATAGAAACAAAATCTAAGATGCTAAAAACAGAGTTTGAAAGTAATGATTTAAAATTAAAAGAATTGAAAAAACCTCAAAATTTTGATTCTAATATTTTAAAGATAGAAAATAATATTGATGATATAAACAAATCGATTGTACAAGCTAATAGACAGCTTTCTGAAGCTGAAAATGAAATTACTTTATTAGATAAAGAGTTAAATACTATTTTAAATGATAAAAATAACTTAATACAATCTGAAAATAATGAATTCAATAACTTTAAGAATGAGTATTTAAGTAGAAAGAATATTTTAACAACTGATTTTAATACTAAAAATAATGAATTAAATTCTGAAATGAATGTAAATAAAAATAATTTAAGTATTGAATTCAATAAAAATAAATCTTTATTTGATATAGATATATTAAAACTAGAAAAAGAAATTAAGGAATTAAAATCTATAAAGGATATTTGTCCTACTTGTGGACAAAAACTTCCTAACATAGTAAAACCTGATACTTCTATTCAAGAAACCAAATTATTAGAATTAAAAAATAGTTTAGTAAATTTAACTGAAAGTTATAATTTAAATTTAAAAAATACTAATTCAAAATATGTAACTCTTCAAACAGAGTTAAAAAATAATTATAATGTTTCTATTACAAATTTAGATTTGAAATATACAGAATGTTTAAAAGAGCATAATTTAATTTTAAATCAAATAGAAGATAAATATTCTGATACTATAAATAAATTGAATCAAAATATAAAAATTAAAAAAGATGTAAAAAGTAACTTAAATTTAGAAATTAAGAAAAATGAAGCTACTTTAATTATATTAACTAATGAATTAAATAAAATAAAACTAAATAAAGAGACTTATGAACAAAAAATTAATGAAATTCAAAATCTATTATTATCTATAGATAATAATATTAAAAAATTAGATGAAGAAAAATTGTATTATATTAATAAGAAGTCTGATATCTCTGTAAAAATTGAAATTGATAATAAAATAAATACTTTAATTAAAAGAGATTTTAGAGGATTCTTATTATCTAATGTTATTAATTTTATTGATAATAAGTGTAAAGAATATTGTGAAATTATTTTTGGAAATAATAATTTAGAATTTATTTTAAATGGTAATAATATTGAAATATCTTATCTAGGAAAATCTTTTGAGAATTTATCTGGTGGAGAAAAACAAAAAGTTGACTTAATTATTCAATTTTCTATTCGAGATATGATGTCTCAATATTTAGATTTTAGTTCTAATATTTTAATTTTAGATGAAATCTTTGATCAATTAGATTCATTAGGATGCACAAATTTATTAAATCTTATTTCTAATAAACTTAATGACATTGAAAGTACTTTTATTATATCTCATAGAAGTAATGAATTAGCTATTCCTTATGATTGTGAGATGGTTATAGTAAAAGATGAAAATGGAATAAGTAGGGTGAGATAAAAATTATGGATACTTTCAAAAAACCTGAAGGTATGAAATACACTGATATGTGTATTTACATAGATGCTAATATGCATAAAGTAGTAAATCCTAATGAATTTCCTCAAATAGAAGCAAATATTTATAAATATTTATATCTAATAGTAAAAGCTTTAGCTATTAAACAGCATTTATTTAAAGATTGATCATATTATGATGATTTTGCTTTGTATTCAGCAGGAGATTTATTTATGACAATGCGTAAAAAGCATATAAATAAAGGTAAAATAATAAGAGGTAAATTAGTAGAACCTGTTAAATCTTGTTTAAACTTTATTAAGTCTGTTTTATATCCTTTAAAAGTTAATTTTGAAAAAAATAGATTTGATGAAGTTATAAATCCTGAAATTGATTCTAGATTTAATTCTGAAGCATTACAAGAATCAATGAGAACTCAAGTTAGATCTCAGTATATAACAAGTTTAGATAAAGATCTAGAAGAAATTTTAAAAATATTTCCTAAAAAGATATATAATATGTTGAAAAAAGAAAGTCCTTTTAAAACAGATAAATTAATGCTTAAACGTATTTATATATCTTGTTTACTTAGTTTTATAAATAAATTAAGTTTACCTAACAAAGATAGAAAAAGAATAGAAGACAGAGAAAAATATCAAGAATATAAAAATGTCATATCTTTATATACTCAAAATGATTGAGAAATTTTACTCTGACATTTAGAACCTGGAATGGAAAATTATATTAGAATATTATTAGTTAAAATACAAAGACTATTTACTGATGAATTAAATACAACCCGTTCTAGATTTGATCTAAGTGATGAAGTTATAGATGGAATTTTAAAAACTGCATTTAAAACTTATGATAATAATCAAGGAGAATACTAGTTATGGGAGTTAGACAAGAAAGAAGAGATTGAATAAATGAGAGATTAAATACATTAGAAAAAACTGATGTATATTCTCTTATGTTATTTGCGTTATATAAATTAAGGGATGTTCCAGAATATACAGCTTTAAGTGAATTATCTTATATTTTAGATGGATCTAATTTATCAAAATTCTTATCTTTTTATGGAGGAATGACTCTAAAAATTCCTACTCTAAAAGATATGAGATTAATGATTCAAGCATTACTCTTATTTCAATTAGTTAATTTAGAAGAAACTGAATTAGAAGATGCAATAAAAGTTATTTTAGATAAAAACAGAGAGTTTTCAAGAGATGAACTATTAAAAGCTTACGATACTATATTATTAGTTTCTTCTAAATATGATTTTAGGAGAAACTAAAAATGCTTAACAAATTAAAAGAAAATTTAGTTATTATATCTAGAGACTTACATATGTATGATGTTGAAAGAGAATCATTATTTACATACTGTATAAATAAAAAGTTAGAAGCAGCAATGCTAAAATATAAAGAAGATATTAATTTAGATGCTGAATGAGTTCTATTTAATAAAAACGAACAAGTTTTAAGAGCGTTAACTCAAAATAAAAAATATAACGATAAAGAATTTTTAGATAATGTAATAAATAAAAAATTCAGAAGAGAGGTCGATTAAAAATGACTGATATAATAAAAGATGTTTCTATATTATCAACTATTCCAGAAAAGTATATAAATAAATTAATTCAACAAAAATTTATATATTGTATATGTGAGGCAATCCAGGAAGATATATTAGAAGGAAAAAATATGTCACAATTAGATATTGGATTAGGAACATTATATATTGGATATGAAGATAATGACATAAAATATAAATTTGAACCTAATCAAACTTTAATTAAATCAGTAAATGCAACAATTCTCAATAAGAAAAACATTTTAGAAGATGTTTTAAATAATGCTTTAGCTAAAAAATTTATAGAAGTGTATAAAGATATATGTTAGAAAAGAGTGCACATAGTTTTATAGAAGAAGAAGATAGAGCAAGGTATTTAAAAGAAGCCTATGAAAGAGGCGAAGATTTGAATGAGCTCATCCTATCTCCTAAAGATGTTATTTTAGTTGAGAAAATAATTGCAGCTGATAGTAAAGATGAATTACAAGCACAATTTGATTTATTTAATATGAATCAAGCTAAAAAGAATGCTTTAAGAATTTTAAAATTAAGATCTTTATTAGATAAAGTTGAAGATCAAGCTATAGAAAGATTTGAAAAAAGACCTGATCAAGTATCAAATAGAGAGTTACTAGATTATATGCAGATAGTATCTTCACAAATTGAAAAATCTCAAAATGTAGTGGATTCTTTACAAGATAAACCTATGATAAGTGCTGTTCAAAATAATACTGAAGTAAATATTAATGTAAGTCCTACTTTAAATAGAGAAAGTAAGGAAAAAGTTATTGATGTTATTCAAGCACTTTTAAAACAAACTTCTTCTAATTCATCTAATCCAGAATTAGTTGAAGAAGTTGAAATTGTAGAAGCTGAAGAAATTGAAGAAGTTATAGAAGAAGTAAAACCTTCAATTCCAAATGTTTTTAGTTCAGACTTAGATGAAGAAGATATAGATCCAGATTCTTTATTTAAAATTTAATTGTATATTTACAAAAGGAGATTATAATAATGAATGTAAATGAATTTTTCAAATATGTTGATAAATTTGAAGGTAATTATTCAGATGAAATTCTATTTGAGATATGTGATAAAGCTAAAAAAGAGACAGATCTTACATGAAAAGAACTTAATGATTACTTAAATATTAATAAATCAACTAATGCATTAAAAAAATGGTATTATAGAGCAAAAGATAAAAATCAAAATAATATAAAAATAGTTAAAGATCAATCAACTGATATTCCTCAATATGATAACGAACAAGAATTTGTAGATCAATATAAAATAATTACTCAAAATAGAGATATTATGAATAGTTATAGAAAAATGATTAGAGAAACTTCTAGAATTGAAGCTTTAAGAGATTATATTAAAGAATGTGTTAATGAATTACCAAAATTACCTAATTTTCCATATAGTATTAAAGTAAGAACTACTGGAACAGAAGCGGTAGCACTATTATCCGATTTACATATGGGTGTAAATTGTGATAATTTCTATAATAAGTATAATTTAGAAGTGGCTATTGAAAGATTGAATAGGTGAACAGATAATGTATTGCATTATTGTGATATAATGAATGTGAAGAAATTACATATCTTAAACTTAGGAGATATGATTCATGGATTAATTCATACTAGTGCTAGAGTAGAACAACAATTTGATGTGGTAAGTCAAATAATTAATGCTGCAGAATTAATAGCAAAAGCATTAAATAAATTATCACAAGCACCTATTGAAATATTATATAGAAGTTGTACCGATAATCATAGTAGAGCAGTTGCTGATTTACATTCACATATTGAACAAGAAAATTTTCATAGATTAATTGATTGGTATTTAGAAGAAAGATTGGCAGGAACTTCTATTAAATTTGTTAATGATAACTTAGATAAATCTATGGGATTATTTGAACTAGAGAATGGTAAGTTATTAGGGTTTGCTCATGGACATCATGATTCAATAAATGTTAGTTTCCAAAATTTTGTAGGAGCAACTAAAAAATTTGTTGATTATATTTGTTTAGGTCATTATCACTGTGAAAAAGTAAAATCTTTCCAAGGAAGTACAATTATTGTTAATGGATCAATTGTTGGTACTGAACAATATGCAAATAGTAAGAGATTATATAGTGATCCAAGTCAATTATTATTAATTTTTGATGGTAATAATAGATTAAATATTAGTATAAATTTAAAGTAAAAACTTAATTAAACTGCTATTAAATTAGCAGTTTTTCTTTTACTTTTAAATTGTATAATTATATATAATATAATTATGAAAGGATAAGATTATATGGCAAAAATTGATGTAAATTTATATTTCTTAGAAATGCAAGATCAATATTTTGAAATGTTAGATAATTTAAGAGAATTTAAAGAATTATCTATAGAAGGAAGAATAAGTCAAGAAGAATATGATTCTATGCTTCAAGAAGTTGAAATATTAAAAAATAACTATGAAAGATTAGCTTATATAATGTTTTTATTTAATAAGCCAAAAGGAAAAAATGCTAAAAAGAGAAACATTAATTTAAGTTGGTATAATGAGTTAAAAGGTGCGTCTAAAGAAGCTGTTATTAATGAGAATGCTAATGTTTTAGCAGATTTAAAGAAATTAATAGATTTAGGAAAGGAAAGAATAAATGGGTAGTTTAATTAGAACTGATTTATCTTTATTTGAAGATAGAATAGATGAAATAACTTCAAAGACAAATTATTCTGAAGTTAAAGATACGATTTCAATGTTAAAAAATGAGTTACATAAAAATAAAGATTTAGTTTGTTTATGTGCTCCTCAAATCAATAAAAAGCTTCGTATTTTTGTTGTTAAGAACTCAGATAATAAATATAAAGCCTTCTTAAATCCAATGATTGTAAACGCATCTAAGGAGCTTCATTTGAGCAGAGAAGCTAATGCAAGTATTCCAAATAAAGAATTTATAATTCCAAGAAAAAATGAAGTACATGTTGCATATCAACAACCTAATGGAAGAGTTGAATCAGAAACTTATTCAGGTGCATATTCTGAAGTAATTCAGCAGATGATAGAAATGTTAGATGGAATAACATTATTAGATTATGGTTTAGATTTAGATTCAGTAGGGGGACCTAAAAAATTTGATAAGGCTACTAAAAAAGATAAACAAACTGTAATTGAAATGTATTTAGATAATTTAAAAAATTTATCAAAAGATTTTGAAGATGAAATAAATAATAATGAAGAACTTAAAAATCTTAATGATACAATAAAATTCCAAACTAAATTATTAACTGGAGAAATTAAACCTATAGATTCAGATGGAAATATAATTGAAAATTATAGTCCAAAAGGAGAATAAAATGTTATTTGAATTTAATCAAGAACTTCAGTTTATGTCTGATATAGACATAAATGATATAGGTCAATTTGCAATAGAAGCTAATAATGATGAAGGAATGTTTTGATACTTAATTGTAAGAACATCTTTAGGAACTTGTACTATAACTTCTTGTGGTCCTTTGGTTCCAGATTTAGAATTACTTCCATCAGGATTTACACAAAAATTAGAAAGAATTCCTTTTAAAGAAGATAAATTATGTAAATATATAAGTATGTTTTTAAATGATAAAGGAAAGAAAATAACTAAAGCTGTCGAAATTGAAATTGAAGATGCTATAGAACAATTTAAAGATTTAAAAGAATATTTAGAAAATTATAGTGAGGAGATTTTTTAATGAGAACACCTCTTAGAAACTTTTATAATCAAATAATAGGTTGGATAGAAGAAGACAATAATGGAAATCAAATTGGAAGAGATTTTTATTTAAGAATTGTTGGAAGATATAAAAAAGATTTAAATGTAACTGAAGATTTTTATCATAGGGTTGTTGGAAGAGGAAATTTATTAGCAAGTTTAATTCAACAAGCTGATGATGAAAATAGAAAAAAGAAATAGAAAGGTAATAGTTAAACATGTTTTTTAATAAAAAAATAAAACTTTATGGAGTTTTTTTAGAAAACGATATGAGTAAATTATTAACTATTGTTCAGAATAAACAGGATATAAATGAATATGTAAATAAATTACTTAAATTAGAGCATTCAATCCATTACAGCACCTGATTACAAGTAAGATCTTTACAAGATTCAGAAGATAATTGAAAAGAATATTTTAATAAAGTTTTAACAGATGAAGATAAACTAAAATTTAGTGTTTGTAAACTTGTTTATAAAAAAGAGCAACTAAGTTCTATACTAAGAATGTTTTGTGGATGTACCCCTATAGGATGTTCTTTCAATACTCAAGCAGAATATAATTATTTTTCTCAACAATATGGAGATGATTATATGGAAACAGATACTTCAGAAGATGATTTAGATTTAGTTTCTTAAAGGAGTACATCTATATGGCAATAAATAAAGGAAAAGCTTTTGAAAAGAAATTTGCAGAAGATTTTA